CTCCGGAACACCACCAATTAAAGGCATCTTCGGCAGAGTCGAACTCTAAGTACTTTCCGTATAAAGTCCGTAGCTATTCTATTGTATTGATATATGCTCGACGGTGTAGTGGATACATTCGAAATTCTGAACGTTGGCCTTTACTATTCATAGGGCAACCAATACAACCTATTCTATCCATGATTTTGTAAAGAGGACAAACGGGAATATTTCTCATTTTCAGAAACTCGAAAACTTCCGAAGTTGTCCAGTCGAGAATGATAGAAAGTAAAGGTTTATCGCATCCCAGCTTGCAATCGGAAGTAAACTCTTTACGTTTTGCCCGGCGTGCGCTTTCTTCTTTCCTTATACCGATTACTACAAGTTCATTCAATCCTCTTCGTTCTTTGATTACTTCACAACAGTATCGACGATTCCGGAGGGGTAACATCTTCTTTTTAAGAATAAGCTGAAACATCGTTTTTTCCGGATACAGCCAAGTCACATCGGGATAGTTTGACCTGATAAACCGAAGTACTTCCATCGGGTCTACAGACGTTTTGTAGAAATAGGCATTGAACTTCACTCCAGCCATCCGGCAAAGCTCATAGATTACCTGTGAGTCTTTGCCTCCGGAAAAAGCCACATGAAAACCGCTTGGAGAGTATTTCAAAGCAAGTTTTTCATACTTCTGTAGGGTTTCAATGGCCTTATCTATTTTGCTTTGCAACATGATTCAGTTTTTATTAGTTTTACGTTAATCAATTTCTTTGATAAGCTCACTCACCAACCATTCAGGTGGAATAGCTCTTGCTTTACAGAAATTTTCAATATCTTCTCTCTTAATGTCAGACACCTTATGTCCTCGAATGGTAAACTCTCTTTGGGGAACTTCTATTTTCCTCCGATTTGAATATCCATATTTATCTTTATAATCATTCATATTTTCTTAGATGTTAATTCCGTAAGTATTCTTATCCTCTTTTGATACATTATACCAATTTTCTCCGGAGACTATACCATTAATACCTTCACCTTGCAAATCCGATCTATCTTTGATTGTCTCAGAGATAACCTTGATTGTAGGATAGGTCCCGGTGTAAATTGTTGGAACCAGCTTTACTGCTTGAACTTCAAAAATGGAAGGCAATCCTTCACCCAGAAGATTATCCGGAACAACGGCCATTATTATCATTTTCCCTTCTGTAGATTTCTGGCATATCATATTGAAATATTCATTCTTCATGATTTATTTATTATTTGTTACCATTCTATTATTAATCCATAATCCCCACGTAGCCATTCTCCTTGATATACTTTGAATCCTTGTCTCATGAGTTCAAGTTTGCACTCATCTGAGAAGTATACCCAATGCGGGAAAAATATTTTATACTCGTTTCGTTTATTCGCTTCTTTTATAATATTATATATCTGATCTAACGATGGTGAGTTTTTTTCTAATTCTCTAGCTTTCATATATTTTTTTAATTATGAGCCTTCAAGGGAAGGCTCGGTTAATACTATTCCTCAGATCGAGTATAGGCATCCAATGGGTAACACAAATTTTATCACCATTAGTATCATACCATTCATTACATTCTCTGCAATACCAACCCTGTTGTAAGTATTTAAAATAATCAGTACACCAGCAGCCAGTTATTACCAGATCTTCATCATCAGGTAACTTATCTTTTGTGCTTATCCACGGGAATTGCTTTGCCTGCCATTCGGCACCGGCTTTAAATAGATTGACACCGTATTTTCCAATGACAGTGCTAGATATTACATAGTGTCTAGCATCTCCATGGATCTTATAATCGGCATGAAGTTCCAGTATTATTCTTTCCCTTTCTATCCTAGCCGCTTCCTCTATCGTCTGTCCCATATCAATATCTCTTTCCATGTTTATTCTCCCTTAATTCGTTGTATCTCATTTTTTGCTCGATGTGCCATAAGAGATCTATATACAGTAAATCTGCGTTAAGAAATATAACTACGATAGAAGCCTTGATTACTTCCGCTATATCTCCATCGTTGGTTAGGATAGATGTCAAAAAGAACATCCTCTCAGTAAAAGACATTTCTTTTAAAGCATCATCCCAGTCTTTATATTCCGGCTCTTTCATGAAATCGTAGATATCTTCAAGGCTGATATCTATCAATCCGGCAAGGTCTAGCAAACGGATAACCGCATCGGCCATTTCATCAGATACCGTATCCTTGACATATTTCTCAAATGCGCATTCAAAACGTTTGTTTTCATCAACTAAAGCGGAATAACGGTTAAACTCACGCTCAAAAGTCGATATACCTTTGAAATATTTCCCTTTCCTATCCGCTTCCACGGCTTCCGAAAGCTCTGTTATCACTAGCATCAGAAGATGCCCATTGCTCAACTCCGTGTCATGAAACCCGTGATCGCATGCGCATTTGTACGCACGGTCACGGAGTGCGTTGAAATCAATCTTGCTCATATTTATTTCTCCTTTTTATAACTTTTACAAATGTTACTTCTTGATCCGGATTTTCTTCCTCAAACCTAAATTTCTCGTTATAGAAGTCTATGAGTTCATCGAGGTCTGTAAATTCCTTTTCCACGTTATCGATGTAGTATGTCGTTTTTGGCTTGCCGTATGATAGCTCGTCTTTTCTTGGGGTGATAGTAACAGCGGAAATCTTGTTAACGTCATCCCTGTACTTAACGATTCCACTACCTTCCATAGACATACAGGACAATATCCTTAATTGTAAATCATCACGTGTGATCATCATTTCCTCCTTTCAGTAGTTCGGGATTGTCATAAACATTACCTATTACTTTAATTTCTCTTTTATAATCAGTCCACCAGCAAGGACTAACTTGCTGCCAATAACGAGTTTTAAGATCACAGTCCAAATCTGTAAGATTAGCCAAGCAATAACTCGCCCATTCATCTATGTACCTAATCAATTTAGGATATTTGCCATTCACGCTGATAATGTCCCCCTCGTAAATCTCCTTTCCGTTCTTGTCTTTTAGGCCTGTGTACTGGCCTACGGTAGTTTCATCAACATAAGGTGTTTTATCATAGTTTTCATTAAAATGATAACCGTCATCAATGAATTGTCCATGAACACCAATAGCTGTTTCTCCATCATTCCATTGCAATAAATCTCCATACACCCACTCTTTAGTATTAAGATTCTTCCCTCTGAATTTAATCTCACGCATTTGATCCTCCTTTCTCTAAAATATCCTTACAAGCCTTGCTATCGCACCTTACCGGTTTTTGATGGAAAGCGCACCAAGCGCCCCCGTTTGCGTCTTCATCCTCGATAAGTCGGCAATCACCGCATTTATCTGTTAGGTATTTCTTGTCAAGGTATCCTTCCTTGATAAGCCATTCAATCATATTCACAACAGCATCTAAGACATTCTTTTTCATAACCTCATGCTTGCAGTCGTATCCCAGTTCTGTGTATTGGATGAACCAATACACGCTATCTTTTGTGATTTCCAAACTTAAATCGGGTCGGTTGCGTTGTGAAATCGTGGCAGGAAGCATGTCTATCATCTTGGATAGAGACCAAGCGGGACAATCGTCTTGATATGAATGATCGTAATCAGGGCTATCTCTAAGAAGTACACTTTCTGTCAAAGTGTATGTCTCTCCATATACATCATAGAAAAACTTTCCTTTTTCGTCTTTACGGATATCCTCCCATGGCGCTATATTGCTTTCATCGTCAACATATAGTAAAACCATGTCCGCCGTCTCCGGTCTCACCCCGGCCTCTAATAGCCGGGCTGATTGTTCTTTATTCGTGCAAATCTGTGTGTTCATCTTTATTCCTAACTTAATTTATAAATAGATGCTACATGATGGGAAAAATCACCATCTCCATACACGGTTATCTCGTACTTATCTCCGTCCATATCGACTATACATTGATTGCTATCTCGTTCTATGACTTCATAATCATCTGGCAATTCGTTTTCTAAAAAGTCATCCATGGAATCGGTGTTTGTAAAAAGACAGTAATCGGTTTGCCAATTATAGTATTGCAGCAAACCTTCTGAAATCATACTTTTAGTCAACATTCTTTATCCTCCTTCACCTCTAAAAATATTACATCTTGATTGTCTTCTCTTTGGAAATCCAAACAAGCCATATTTGCGCATTCTTCTTTCTTTCTGTTGAAGAAATAGCAGTCAATACAAAGACCCTCGCAAACCTTTAGATTAACCTTCCCTTGACGGAACGTCTCGCCTATAGCGTATTCTTTAGCCATATTTACCCCTCCTGTATTATGACATCCCCATCCTTATCCGTGAACACGTCCACTAAATCGTAGTAATATTGATCATCGGACGTGCGGATCATTACCTCCGCTTCCGGGTCTTGCTCTTGGAGTAGAGCGATCAATTCCCTGTTTCTCATATCAAAATAATGTTTTCTCAATCTCGTAATTGTAAACCAAAACCTCCGTACTCTCCCTTATCCGAGAGTGAACGGCCGTATGAGTGGTGACTTTTACTTCCTTATGGTTCCATTTGTTTTCATTGACAAAGGAGCGTAAGGTGTCAGTCCAGTAATTGCTAAGAATGAATTTGCCATTGATCCTAGACAAAAGATCTAGCAGATCCGCAAGGTCATTCTCCCCATAACCATAATAATGACCTTGAACCGCCCCGGGATAAGGAGGATCAAGGTAAAATAACGTATCAACGCTATCCCTGTTCTTGATAACTTTCAACGCGTCCCTACAGGAAATCTGCACCTCTGATAGGCGATCGTACAATTTATCGTTGAACTCCTCACGCTTATTCCTGAAAACCTTCCCGAAGTGTGTCCCGGCGGTACCGTTACAGAATTTCCATCCTCCATACAAGCTACCAGAATGGCACTCATTTGCCATGATCCATACGGCCCAAGCCTTGTCTACATCCGAGACATCAGATCGTCCTCGATAAATGTTCCTAGCCCTAATGTAGTCAGACTCGGAATGTAGCGATAACCGGATTCTCTCACGTAACTCCTTAAATTTGGATGCGGACTGGCAGACCTTGAAAAAGTTTATCAACAAGTCGTTCTTGTCATTGATCACTTCTATGCCTGCTTTAGGCTTCGCAAAAAATACCGCTCCTCCTCCAAAGAATGGCTCGCAATATATCTTATGCCTAGGCATCATTGATACAATGCGTTCGGACAAGTTTTGCTTGCCTCCATAATATGTGATTGGTGTTCTCATGTAATTTTATATTCTTTCTTTGCTCTCATCATAGATGAATGCATCTTTCAACTATGATGAATGTCTTTCTTTAGAAAACTAAGTATATGTTGTATAACCTTGATAGTCCATCCATTGCCCAACAAACGGTATATCTGCGTATCAGAGCAATCCCATTTGTACCAATCAGGAACGGTTTGTAGCCTAGAGCACTCGATCGGGGTCAATCTCCGGATAGATGATGTCTCCACTAGGGTCATGCCATTAGCTTGTGATCCTTTATATGAGGAGGCCAGTAATGAGTTCGATTTTCCGTCTTGATCTTTCAAGTTTCTTTTTTGTCGTACACTAAGTATGGCATGGCTTCTTCCGCTCATCTCGGCTAACAAGGCCGGACATTGTCCATTCGCGTCATATACCCTGTTTTGTTGATATGGCTGGATACCCCCGCTTTCCTTACTCTCATTTAACTGGATAATACTATGGAGCACATTGTTCTGTTCCCATGCGTTTGACGATAAGGTTGGAGTCTTGCCACGGAAAACATTCCCTTTATTATTGCCCCTAGGTCTTTGCAGGATCAAGTCCATATCCGAATGGTTTCCTGCTCCATGGCCTCCAGCTAAGGGACATGAGGCTTTGTCCTGAGATTTTCTTGGTATACCGGAGGTATTTATGATCCTGCAATTATGTCTGGTGTCAAACCCTCCTCCGACACTGGCACGTTGGCATGGTGCCTTCCCGTTTACTGAGATAAAGGTCCCGGTGTTATTGCATGTGCCAACGGCCATCAAGGAGACCGCTTTATCCCCGTCGATATGGGTGAATCGTTTCTCCATACGTTTATCGTTTGAGATATACCTAATGGCCTTCTCGCTCAGGTAATATTTCTCGTCAACCTCTTCCTCCAAGATATCCCTTAACAATATACCCTCGTCCTTTGGCTGCGGTATGTCTGAGTGGATCTCCCCGAACAGTCCGACCTTCCTTGTCCTTATGTTCGTCCAATACCACCGGTTCCGGTTCTGGGCCGACACCAAATTTGAGTTTATGTTGACTGGATGAACACCGCAATACTCAGTAATTACCCGCATGTGCTCTTTCTTCATGTTCACGTTCTCAAGCAAGAAGAACACATCCGGGTTCAGTGCCTTCACGTGGTTCAGTATGTCCACGAATACGAAGAAGAGCTTGCTTCGAGGATCATCGAAAGCCAGTTGTTTGCCGGCGAAAGAGAATCCTTGGCAAGGACTTCCTGCCAGTATGAGATCTATCGTTCCCCAATCTATCTCCCATTCCCTCCACTTAGTCACGTCCCCTAAATGTATCGTATCCGGGAAGTTCAGCCTCGTTTGGGATATGGCGAACTTGTCGATCTCGCTCGCATAATAATGCTCCGGTTCAATCCCGAGTTCTCTTAATGCGATCCTACCACAAGACATTCCGTCAAATAAGGATAAAACATTCATGTCTCTCTCGTTTTAGCAAAAACTACGCTTTCATGATCCGGCCTCAGATGGGCCATGCAAGCCTTGCTGTACTCGCAGAATCTCGCTCCCTCGTCCCGGAAGACGCATCCCCTGCACGGGATCTTGTTCTGCCCGTTGTAGTACGGCCTGTACTTTTCCACGATAATTTTCATGTCTCCTACCAACACGATCAAACCGGTAGGGGTGTTCTTCAGTCTGTTGATTATTTCCATGATCTGTTTTTTAAAATGGTTCTTCTTGTGATACTTCTTGGCTTATAGTGAACCCGCTATCATCATATTCCATAAAGTGAGTGGTCTTTGCGTCAAATTTCACGATAAACTTGGCTAATCCGATATTTCTTCCTTTCGCTATATCTATCATGGCTGTTCCGCCCACGGGATAATTCTGGAAAGGCTCAGGATAATATTTTCCATAAAGCTCAGGCCTATAGATCAGCATGACAACATCGGCGGCCTCCGCTATTTGTCCGCTGGCTCTTAATCTTGCCAATGAGGGGGCCGGATTCATTTGGTCCCTGTTTAGCTGGGACAAGGCGATGATCCATATGTCTAGTTCCTTGGCCAGATTCTTCAACCTACGAGCGGCCTCACCCATTTGTTGCTCGGTATTGCTACCTCTCATATTAACGGACAATATTTGCAGGTAATCCACTATCGCCCCAGATATGCCGTATTTGAGTTTCATCGTACGGATGGATGAAAGTATCGTGTCGATATTGGAAGTGCTCCTGTCGTCAAAATAAACAGGTTTATCGTAGATCTTTCCTATTCCCATGTCGATACGGTTGAATTGCTCGGGCAAGAGTCTTGAATACATGATCTCGTTGGCGGGTATCCCTGACTCCATGGATATCATCCTAGCCGCTATCTGCTCTTTTTTCATTTCCATAGAGTAGAACGCTATCCCATCACCATTCTTGGCGGCGGATAACGATAAGGCTACCGCTAGGGATGTCTTTCCAGAAGACGTATCTGCCGCTATGATTATGAGATCTGATCTCTGTAATCCCCCGCTACGCTTGTCTATTTCATGGAATCCGGTAGGCGTTCCTGTTAGCTGTTTGTCATCGGATGCGTTAAGCGCCATTTGCCTTGATACCTCCTTGATCGCTTCCCTAAGGGTAAATACGCTGTCTTTTGATGTCTGGAAAAGCCCCTTGAGCTTGTCCTCTGTATCCGATAACGTGTCAACGATATCGTCCGACTCGGAGTAAGCCCTTGATATCAACTCCTCTCCGATATCGATAAATCTCCTTCTCTTCTCCTTGTCATGCAGTAGGGCGGCATGTTGGTAGATGTCGAATGTCATGCATGTGGATACTTGGCTTAACCTTAGCATGTCCGTGGAAGGGTCTATTTTCATCATCTCGTTGGCTACGGCTATCATGTCCGGTCTATCTCCTCTGCCGTCTATGTTGGATATAGCCTCGAACATGGCCCTATGGAAAGGATCATAGAAACAAGAAGGGGATAATATATCCCTTACCTCATTCAATGCGTTTCTTTCCGTCATTATCGTCCCCAGCACGACTTTCTCGGCCTCCGTATCGTGGGGGACTACCCTGTTAATTTCCATAATCTTTTTTCTTTACCTCCATTATCGTCTCAAAAATGCTATTCTTGAACTTTATGAGGCGATCGTCGTTGTTAATTTTCTTGACTATTTCCGTTAATTGCTTCCTGTTCATACGGTTTAGGATCTCTATCTCCTCGTCTGAAGGAAATATAGGCATCTCTAGTATCAGAGGAGCCTCCTTTTCCAGATATGAGTATAGATTAGTTTGCCTTATTGATGTTAGGGATTTGAGATCCACTTTGCCTCTAGCTTTTTTTACTTGGTTAGAAGGAAGATCCAAGGCATTTATGAACGTCCTTTTCCAGTCTATATTAGAGCTTTTCGAGCTTTTTTTCTTCTTCCATCCTAATTCGGTGTTCCAGTAGTCTAAATACGCTTTCTTTAGCGACAATCGGATGTCTATGCCCGGATGCAGACTTTGGCGTTGAGCTATGAACTCGTCATCGTTAGATAAGGATTCATAGGCTTCTCTCAACCGATCGCAGTACACATCGAAGCTTTCTCTCCAATTATCCGTATTTTCATCTTCCTCTTCCTCTTCCTCTTCTCCTTCTTTTTCCCCCATACCCCCTATATTATCCTTAACTCTATTACTATCTATATTACCTATACCTATACCATAGGGGCTATCAAGCCCCTTTGAAGGGGCTACCAAGGGGCTACCAAGGGGCTTTTTAAAGAAATCTTCAATTGATTGAAAACCAAATGATTGCTTCATTTCTTCTAATCTTCTTATTATACCTCTATGCGCAGCGTTCTTAGAATTCAAGGGAAGGTTCTTTTGGTGCTTGATGAAATTACGTATATAAATATACTTACCGTCCACCGAATAAAGTAATCGTCCTTCAAGTTCCCTTAGGCCTCTTTCAACTTCTTGCTTACCTAGTACTAGATCAAAGCTGATCTTCTTCTCGTTTATTTCCATGAAGCCAGCTAGGTCGCAAAGGTCGCACAAGTACAAGAACAGAAGCTTGCTAGTCGCTTTCAGGTCGCAGAACCAGTTATCCGTCCATTTGTTCGTATCTGTATATCTATATGCCATGTTCTAGTGTTTAATAAATTATTCCTCTATTATACAATTCCTCCCTATATTGCTCCAACGCCTGAAGGCATCGTTCCTTGTCCATGTATCCCATTGGCATTATCCTGGCCAACCTTGCGTTGCATCGGTCTATGCCATATTTGAGATCCCTGTTTGACATTTTCTTTATATCCATGTTATCTCTTTTTAAAAGTGTTACAAAATCTCGTGGAGTTAGCTACCCGTCCAGCGTCATGTATGATGCACCAAACGCATAGCCCCTTGTGAGGATGTCCGTTGGCGCAATCGCCACATTTCACCTTTTCTTGCTCGTCTTTCTTCTTCGCCATATCACCAAGTCTTTATTTTTATTGGTAGATCGGCGTACCACCAAGCCAGAATCGTAGCGTCACGTTGGTCTTGGTTCGTTCTCTTAGGCAAGGGACCGACTATGTAGGAGAGTTCCTCATGGGTTATCTTGCCCTCGTCCCCTTTCCAATGCTTGGTCAAAGGCTTTACCTCCTCGCAGGGAATCCCTATGTGCTCGCACATCTGGAGAAGCAATATCCCGGTTTGCTGGTTACGACCTACATACTTGGCTATCCTCTCGCCGGATTTACCCCTAGCCTTATGGAAGTTGCTTTTTTCGTTAAGCCATCCGGCCTCGACAATGACCACTATGTCTACCCCCTTGTATCTCTCTCTTGCCTCCTTTATGAAATCGACCAACACAGGGAAGGGGAGGCTCTTTAGAATTAGCTGTCTCGTTGAAGGAGACAGTACGCATATACCGGATTTATCTATGTCCGGGTCAACGGCTATCACTAATTCGTATCTTTTCTTTCCCATGGATTCCTCCTTTCTTTATCGTTTATTAGTAAGAATATGGCCAAGATCACTGCTATAAGTCCGAGTATTGCGGTGATAAGGTACATGGCCATTGTCAAGTGATCTAAATTCTGTATTGTTTCCATAATTAGATGTTTGTTATTCGTGGACGGTGCCGGGATCGAACCGGCCTCTTTACGTCATGCGCACTCCGTAACGTTTCATCCCGGAATACTTACCGCCCGAAATCCCCGCATATCCTCACGGACGGCGGGGATAAAAACTAAATCTAATACCATGAAAAACACACTCTAATATTAATTATCTGTTTTGCCCTTTGGTACGCTATCAGCGTCAAACGGGAAGATGTCCATAATAAGGGTCTCGCTTACCATTGCCAAGGTATAATCCGCCAAGGTCCCTTTCATATTCTCCTCGAAGCATGAGATCGCTTCCTTTAGGCCGCTCGCCTGTACTATGAATCTGGCCGCTGTTTTCTTCTCTATGCCGCTCTTCTCATCAAGCGTGATAAAATAGATCTTAATCTCATAAAATCTATCACCGTTATCGTTAAAGAATAGTTCCGCTATCTTTTTACGTGTTATGTCGGCGATAGTGAACTCTCCGGTAATGTACGGCCTTAATTCCTCTATCGTGCGTGCTTCAGCCTCCGTATAGGAGAGGGCATCCACTAAATAGGGTTCGACCACTCGTTTTTGCATGCCGTTCTCCAGCATCTTCTCATATGCGACCTTGCTAATAAACCAGTTTCTCATATATACTTTAATAATTAATGTTATACTTCTTTCTTTCGTATTGTGGGACATACCCTTTGCAAGGAGTATTCCCGTCAAGTAAGGCCGATTCCGGCCTCACAGTTTCCCCTTCTTTTTTAGACGGGTCTGTCCAATGCCTCTGCCGTTGATGGCAAAGGCAATGTCTTTTAGAACATGCCTCATTGAGGCAGAATATCAGTTCTTTCATCTTGGATTATTTTCTCGAGTTTCTTTAGATCCTTTTTGGCTAATCTTACGGTATCAGCTATCCTTGGTCTTCCCTTGGAATCCACGTGTTCTAGGATAACTGATAGATGGCGGGACAGTGTTTTTATGAAAGACTCGGATAGCTGGTACCTTTTAACCATGGCCGTTATTTTTTATAAAAACCTTGGAACCTCACGATACCTAGATACTCGGGAGATTTCATTAGTCCGTCCCCCATGCCGCCCAACGTCTCGGCTCCCGGCTCGTCAAGGACAACCTTGGAGTCAATCTCCTTGGGTACACGGAAGCAAATCTGTACGGGGAAATTCACCTTAGCGTCTCCCGTGATCACGTTAACCGACGCTCTTTGCGTAGCCGCCATGATCCGGAACCCAAGCGATCGTCCCTTTTGTAGCAACATCTTCAGATTCTCCTCCAATGACTTTTCACGACCGACCGTGCGTAGCTCCATTTTAGGCTCGAGGAACCCGAAGGCGTTCTTTCGCTGGCCAACCTCGACCATTTCCTTTATGTCAAGTTCCGTTCCCGACCGGGAGGACGCTACCGCGTCGGCGAACTCATCGAACACCACCAGCGTTTTCCATGATGCCCTCGATTTAGCCCTTTCCTGCATATCCTGTACGAGCTCTTTCATCTTGGCCTCTATTTCTTCTATATCATTATAGACCTTTATGTATTTCTCGGAGGAATAATTACAGAACTCGTATTTCGGATCGAAAATTACGATGTCCCGGATACCGGCTAAGCGGGCGTATTCTATCGTGGATATGATACACACGGATTTACCGCTACCGGTAGCTCCGCAAATCAAGGCGTGAGGCGTGGAGTTGTTATCGAGATCCCACACCACGAGCCTTCCGAAGTTATCCGTTCCTATGGGAATCCTCATGCCGTCGATATACTTCTTGTCCCAGTACAAGGACTTGGTTCTTTTCTTCGGTGATTCTATGGAGAGGTAGGATTTTCCCTCATACACTATAAGCTCGTTACCCATCCTTATGGATGGCACGTCCAGCGCGTTCGCTATGTCTAGCTTGTATTTCATCACTGTCGTGATCTTTGTCCCAGCGGATACCTCTAGCAGATACGTGTCTGACGAGTACCCGTTAATCTCCTTGGACACGTTCACGATCACCCCGAATGTCCGTAGGATATGCTCTATTTTCTCGCTGTTTGTCATATTACTATTGGATAAATCGTATTGAATGAATGAGGAAGCGTTCCTCTTGAACTCGGATATTACCTTGGGGTTTACCGATCCAAGGGAAGCGTCCCGTATTTTTTTCTGTCTCTTCGATATCAATTCCTTCTTTGACTCGGGCACGTTGAAATCATCGACCTCCGCTATCAGCGTCTTGGCCCAGAAATTATAAAGCTCGGCCCTGTCCACGAAGTTGTCGCTATCGTTGATCATGTACACGTAATCCGGATCGGACACGGCCTCTATCATCCTTTTTAGCGGCTCGTACAATATGGCCTCGTAAAGCTTCCTCGTGTCGTTATCGAGATTGATCACGAATTTCTTCAACTGGGAGGAGCCGTCCTTGTTTTTCGAGATCTTGTTCTCCACGAACCATACCTCGTCAACATTCTCCCCGAAGCGGGACTCATAGCACTTGACGTAGGTCATTGCCTGTTTCCCGCAGATAAACGTTAGCTCCTCGTCATCGGTGAACTTGGCCCTTGACTTATGGTCTATGATGACCGTCCGACCGCTCTCCGTCCTTATCGCCAAGTCTAGCCTAGCGTGGCAGGGCAGGGGGATGTCCACCCCGTTTACCGTTACCCATTCCTCGCATCTTAATTCCACGGCGATTATCTCCTTGATACCGGAAAGATATATATCCTTTTCCCCGTAGAAATTATTGATAAGCCTCGTGGCGTTCTTGGTGGCCTCGATCTTGCATTCCTCTACGGTAGGTGTCGTTTTCTGTATTTTCCAATCATTCGGGTGTACCTCCTCTATGTATGAGAACGCTACCCTCTCCATTTCCGTGATCGGTATTATCTGCCCCTTGCGCTGTAGCTCCATGAAGAAATACTCCAAGGCCGAATGATAGGCGTTACCCGCCACCGTGCTGGAGGATGATCTGGATCTTTCCCGGTAAATCTCCCGTTTCTCGAACTCCTTCTCGTTCCGGGAGAAAGAGGCTACCTTGCTGTAACTCCAAGAGTCGATAAGGTAGTTTGATAAATGCTCCTCCAGCTCGGCGTTGGTATAGGATGAGTACTTGTTCATGGCATGTCCTCTTTGTTTTTGCCTTTAGACTGTCTCATCGTCTCCTTTTTTTGATCGACATCTTTCTTTGTCTCGCGAATTGGAAGGATTAGATCGTTTACCGTGGTATCCCCGTCCTTTAACGCTTGTATGATCCCGATCAGCATGGCGATCTCGTCGGGGCCTATCTGATTGCTGGTCTGTTTGCCGCATAGCTTAATGACCTCCTCTTCCGTTATGGCGTACTCGTTCTTGAACTTATTGATGATATTAGTCCTCGTTTTCAATATCTTATCAGCGTCGGACAGATCCCCCGTGATGAATTTCTGGGCGGCTTGGTAGACCCTGTCCACTATGGCCTTGGGGATAACGGCGAATACCGAATTGCGATAAGCTATGGAGTTGGCGGCGTTACCGGTGACGGTAATCATGTCGTCTGAGTAACGTTTCCCCTTGCTATCCACTATGCTCCTGCGAACCTCGAACGCGGACGCTACGTTTGTCTCCAGATCCCAGCATGTACCCCTGCTGATGATCTGCTTGTCCGTTATCTGGATAACCTTGGCCTCTGTCCTGATATTACCCCAATTAGATACGATTATCTTGGCGAGGTGTACGGATGGCCCAGTAATAGGTTTCCCTCCTCTTGGCAAGGCATAACTGCATGACCTTGCCGTGTCTTGATTCATCGTGGCCATTACCACGGAATTATCAATACTCCTTCTGATATCCCTAGGATATCTTTTCGCGGTCGCAACTTGTGAGTCCACGTTTGCTCTCTCAACCGCATCTACCTGTAAAATTTGTACTTCATGGCTTTCTACTGGAAGTACCTCGTAACTGCTTGATTCCATGATTATTTATTTTGAATGATTTTCTTTACCAATATAAAGTGCTGGTTTCCCAATCTCGTTGATACCGATCGTCCTCGGATTCTGTTTCCTCCTCCCCGTCGTACTCCGGTTCGCCGTCGGGGTCTTTGATGTAGATGTCTCTCATATATCTTGATTTGTAGGCCTCCGGGAGTCGAATCCGGCCATCCCCATGTTAGGGGCGCTCTACCGATAAGCTAAGGCCTTGAATTTATTCGATCTCGATAATCTCGAATTTTCCTTTCTTTATATATATCTTATGATTGTAGTAATCTTTGACTATTCCATGATCGGAAACTGTATTTATGTTCCCAGTGCAATCCTCAACATATGAGTTATCGTAAGCCTTGACCGTGGCAGAGCCGTAAGCCTTGACCGTGGCATAGTCGTAAGCCTCGACCGTGGCAGAGCCGCAAGCCTTGACCGTGGCAGAGCCGTAAGCCTCGACCGTGGCAGAGCCGTAAGCCTTGACCGTGGCAGAGCCGTAAGCCTTGACCGTGGCAGAGTCGTAAGCCTTGACCGTGGCAGAGCCGCAAGCCTTGACCGTGGCAGAGCCATAAGCCTTGACCGTGGCAGAGCCGCAAGCCTTGACCGTGGCAGAGCCATAAGCCTTGACCGTGGCAGAGCCGTAAGCCTTGACCGTGGCAGAGTCGTAAGCCTTGACCGTGGCAGAGCCATAAGCCTTGACCGTGGCAGAGCCGTAAGCCTTGACCGTGGCAGAGCCGTAAGCCTTGACCGTGGCAGAGCCGTAAGCAAATGATTTAGCATTAGAGGTGTGTTCTTTTCTTGTGTAAATGCCAGCTTCGGTTAATTCCTCCTCAGTAAAGTTTTCTTCTAGGTAATTTGCGTCAATCATCTTGGACGTACGCAAGAACCAATGCCAATTATCGGTTATCGCTTTCAGCAAGTCTTGTTTGCTTTTTGCGTTTAACCCCATACTGTATCCATCTTGGCAAGCTTGATGTTTTTTAGCCCGTTCAAGCAGATCTTCTTTTAATTCTTCGAATGTCTTCATTTTTTATCGTTTATTAGTTTAATGATATCTTTTCTTATCTCTATCAATTCTCCTTGCTAAGAGAATTTAGCTCGTCTAGGATATCGTCCTTCCTCGATCGATTCGGTCTTGATGGGGCTTGTACCACGTACAACACCCCGAAATCATTTTTCTGACTCATAAGTCATTATTACGATTTGATTTATCACAACAAATACTGATACTATGCCAAATATCAGTAAATGGATATGAGAAGGTTTTTCATTCCATTCGAAGATTGCGACTATTGAGGCCAGTCCCAATATTGTAGCTAAGACCATCCTAAAAGTAAAGATGGTAATGCTTTTAATGGCCCGGAATATCTTCCAGAACCATGCTTGGTTTCTCTTTATCATATATATTGTTGTTTTTAAAATTCGGAAGAAAGGCCTCATATCCTCACGGACGGAGACCTGCGTTGCACTTTCGTGAAATAATTGATTGAATAGCATCCGCTAGGGATGAAGCGTGCTCCCTGCCGGGCTTGAACCGGCGACCCTAAATGCTCTGACCAACTGAGCTAAGGGAGCGTTTGCCGGGGAATCCCACCCCGGCACAGTTTAAGTAAAAACTAATATTCCCTAATTGCCTGCCTCACGGCGGTATATTAAGGTCTTGGTTAAGAAGTGTATAATAATTAGCAATGTGATTTAAGCGTGGTAGCCGGGGGAACTCGCACCCCCTGTAACCCTGAATAATAATATGAATTTATTATGGTTAGCTACCTGCCCTAGCCATTTCCTAGGGTGGGATTCTTCTTTCTTTCATTGTTATAAAACTTGGTTATTAATAGGTCTATCGGTTTTATTCATTTTTCTTCCTCTATTGTATCATCCAAGAACTTATCGATAGCCATGATAACCTTATCCGGCAACTCCTTGGCGGTATCATTAGACTTGAGATATTCTATAGTTCCGCCTATTCCGATAATCATCAGCATATCCCTTTTAGAGGGGATGAACACTAGCAAAAAAATAGGGATTGATATATAGGCGGCACATTTGATAGCTATGTTCTTAAACTTAGAATTGTTTTCAAAGTCATCTTCCATAAACCATAAGGAAATGCATATGGCAATTAATATCCCCAAGATAAATACTGCGATTATCGCCAACGTTTGTATGGCATCTAATCTTGTGATCCAATAAATCTCATTCATGTTGTTATTATTTAAAAGTGTTCGCTCCCCCACAACCTCCAACGGTTTCGAACCCGAATCATAGACGGGTGGGGGAGTATTTATCACTAACGTAAATCCGTAGTTCTCGGATTGACCGTCTTTCCGATCTGTCGTCATATGATTGTCTGTCCAATCTGTCATACGTTTGGCCGTATTAACCTCCTACTATATCTTAGATACGACCCGTAGGAAAAGTCGTATTATTTAGTACGATACGGTTTTATTTGCCAACCACCGAAAGGATACCCAAATGGGATCGTACTTATTATATATACATTATTAATTATATGTATAAATCCAATACCGGAACCGATTAAACTACATCGGGAGCAAGGACTATCGTCCTTTCCTGTATTTTCACCTTACGCTTATCCCGTTTATATCTCGTATACCTTTTGATAGCCATAAGGATTTTTCTCAATAAGTCAAAGAACTCTTTTTTTTAGTCACCGGGGTGGGATTCGAACCCACGGGGTATTTCTACTCCTCTTTAGGAGAGAGGGACGCTTCCAGCTACGTGCTACCCGGCGTTCTCCACCTATTTTAAGGTGGCGTATTTGATGCAATCCCAAGCGTTACAAAACCATTTCCCGTTCTGAGATTTTGTTGGTTTTTCGCATCTGATAAGTCCCTTCCCTACCAAATCGTAGAGCCTTCCACGTCCTCCTACTATGGAGGCTGCCGTCCTTTGCCCAAAGGTCTTATCGTTAAGGACTATTTTTAATGCTTCCTCGTTTATCATTACTTTTCCCGTTTTACCTTTATACCTTTTTCTAAGCCTTTTGTCGAAGTCACGAATGTGTATCCTTCTTTATTTAGTCTACATACAATAGACTTGACACTCAATATATTATTATCGATTTTTACTGTGTCTCCAATACCGAGATCTCTCAGTATTGATGTTAAGCTTCTAACTTTTACTGTCTTTATTGCTGTTTTATTCATTTGTTTTATTATTTTTGTAGTAAACAATGTTCATCTATTTTGTTTACTGCAAAGGTAAACAAAAATGTGAACATGGCAAGTTTGTTTTAAACAATAATGTTTACATAAGTATAGTTTAACTATATGAGGCTTGTATTGTTAAAATATATGTAGCGAAAGATGCTGTTTTTATCTCTTGATACCATATTTATTACGTAATGATTATTTATGTTGTCATATGGTATTAATATATTGTTATTGAATTTATTGGCTTTAGCTTGTGTCGTTGAAGGATTGCGGGATATTGTTGAGTCATGCCAGAATAATCATTACTACATCATTTATAGTGGATGTGTGTAAACAAATATAAGAATATGGAAGCTAACGGAGATAGGATTTTAAAAGTTATCACACATTTTTGTGAGTCAAATGCGGATTTTGCCGATAAGGTAGGAGTAAGTAGGCAGGTCGTTGGAAATTGGATAAATAGGGATAATGGTAAAAAGGTATTGGATAAAATACTGACAACCTTTCCCTCGGTTAACCCTGGATGGCTTTTTACGGGAGAGGGTGATATGCTAAAATCTTCTCCTGTGGTTGTCGAAGCTGTGTCTGCGTCTGCTGATAAAAAAGGAGATTTCTTAATTGAGAATAATAATGGCGTTAAATTTTATGACTTAGGAAATGGTCGATATCGTATGACTGTCAGCAAGGTGCCGTTTTGCGCTTATGGCAGGTTTGCTAACGAAAGCGATCGTCTTGATCCGGATAAGGAGGATTGGGAGACCGAGTCTTTCGAATGGGATCGGATTGTCCATGGGAGATATTTAGCTTTTGAGGTTAAAGGGGACAGCATGGACAACGGGACGAGAGAGAGTTTTGAGGAAGGCGATGTCGTCCTTGTTAGGGAGCTGGATAGATCGCATTGGAGAGATGGGTTGCGATATAAGGATCATCCTTATTGGGTCGTCGTGTTTGGGACATCCGTCCTCATAAAGCAGATGACAGGCTGCGATATGGACGAGGGTAAGATAACGTTGCACTCACTAAACCCATCTCCAGAGTTTTCCGATTTCTCTTTACCGCTAGATAGCGTGAGGGCTTTATATTATGTATTACAGAAAAAGCCTAAAGTCGTGAGATTTTAA